CCTCCACTTTCCATCTCGGCACAAGAGCCAGTCCGCAGCTGACCAGTAGCCGTTAGTCTCATAGGCTCGGGTTTCGGTGTCATCTCCCCCTTCGCCTCCATCACCGCTTCGATCATCTCGGGAGATACTTGCTCCCTCAGATTGCACGGAAACGATCTGTTCTTTCTCGTTGTCTGGTGCATCTTGATCATTGCTTCTCGGCTTCGAAGAGGCAGACTGTCCATCGTGTTGGGTGTCGCCCACCCTGCCATCTTCGACAACTGGGTCAGACTGCTTCCCGACATTCCGTCCGTGATCCCCGAACCTCCCCTCGTGCCGTCCGTTGCCGATGGCGTTGTCCACCCCGACATTTGCGACTGCTCCGGCAAGTTGTGACCCCGACTGTTCCATTCCTTGACCGACTCGGGTTTTGCCGCTCCCTTGTGATCCGCCGTAGTCGGTGTCGCCCACCCCGTCAGTTGTGCCGCTACGTCCAATGTGTCGGTGCTGATCTTGCCGTTCCGAATCCGACCCCCCTGATATCCACCCTTGTGATCTCGGGTTGTCGGTGTCGGCCACGAACCAGAGACGTTGCCTGATGTGCGGTGCACCGAAGCCCGCAGAGCAGAGATCGAAAGCCCCGATGGCGTAGTCCGATCCTTCCAT